CAGGTATGAAAACCAGCACGCCGAAATCTACACCACCGAGTCTTCAGATCGAGCATTTGAGGAAGAGGTCATGTTGAGTGGCTTTGGCGCCGCTCCGACTAAGTCGGAAGGTTCCGCCATCAGTTTTGATGATGCCAACGAAGCATTCACCGCTCGGTACAACCACGAAACCATTGCACTGGCGTTTTCGATCACGGAAGAAGCCGTGGAAGACAATCTCTATGATCGTCTCTCCTCTCGCTACACTCGTGCTCTTGCCCGTTCAATGGCGCACACGAAGCAGGTCAAAGCAGCTAGCATTCTTAACAATGCGTTTACGGCTGGTGCGTCTGCTGGCGGTGACGGTGTTGCACTCTGTGACGCATCGCATCCGCTTACGAACGGTAGCACGTTTGCTAACGAGCCAAGCACAGCCGCTGATTTGAACGAGACCTCACTCGAGGACGCTCTGATCAGCATCGCTGGTTTCGTTGATGAGCGTGGCCTGAAGGTTGCCCTTCGCGGCATGAAGTTGATCATACCTCGTCAGCTTCAGTTCGTTGCAGAGCGCCTGATGGTGTCCAACCTGCGTGTGGGTACTGCGGACAACGATGTTAACGCAATTCGTTCTATGGGGATGTTGCCTGACGGTTACCATGTCAACGACTTCCTTACGGATACGGATGCGTTCTTCATCCTTACCGATGCTCCCCGTGGCTTCATCCACTTTGAGCGTCTGCCTTTGTCTACACAGATGGAAGCAGACTTCGACACCGGTAACATGCGCTTCAAGGCTCGTGAGCGTTACAGCTTCGGCTTCTCAGATCCGCGTTGCGTATTCGGTTCACCGGGCGCATAAGAATCCTAGTCCTCCAACTGGGCGAAAGGGCGGCTTTCGAGTCGCCCTTTTTTCTGTTATAGTAGTTCTACCTTACACATGTAGTTTCCTCCCTAAACTTGGAGCCGTACAATTTGCGGCTCCACCTTTTTTCGTGTATCCTGTTTGTACCCTGACAGGTCCAGAGTGGATCTGACACTTGCCACGACAGGAGTACAAAATGGCAAACACAACCTTCCAAGGTGTAGTTCGTTCTTATGGCGGCGGCACCAAAGGCACACATACCCCAGTCCCGATGACTCAAAGTGTGCAAATTTCTTTTGATCCTACAGCATCAGGCGCGACCAATGTTCGGATTGGAACCTCTGCGACCTCTGGGCAGACACTAACTCTCCCCGCAGGCGCGATTCCTATCTCAATCATGGTTATCGGTGGTTCGACTGGTGGAACCAATCCAACTGTTGATATCGGTACATCCGCTGATCCTGATGGTTTGTTCAACGAAGTTGACGCAGATACGGCTGGTACAATCGTGGGCGCTAATGGTGCGCTTGCAGTCGCCGGCGGATTAGCAGCTGACGCTACTGTAACCGGTAAGGTTGGTTCATCCGCAGCAACTGGTGGTACGTTTACCGGCGTTCTAACGTATGTAATGGCTGAAGCTGGCGCTCAGTAATAGGAGGCGAACATGGCCGCTTCTATTTTTGCTAAAACAGCGACATCTACAGGCAGCTTGATTGGCGGTAGAACTCGTCTCAAGTCGTTTGTTGTTCGGAGTGCCGGCAGTGGTAGTCCTGCTGCTGTCTTCAGAAGTGGCGGTGGATCCGGCACAACTCTGTTGACCATGACATTTGTGGCGGGTGATGACACCCAGATTTCTATACCAGACCACGGAATCATTTTTGAAGACGGGTGTCATGTAACACTTACCGACATAGACTCAATTACAGGCTTCTTTGGCTAATGGCTCGCAAAGCCGCAAAGATGCCTAAACGCAACAAAAAGAATTTCCGCCCCACTAAAGCTGGGGCGGGAATGACTAAAGCTGGAGTCGCGGCGTATCGTCGTAAGAATCCAGGCAGCAAGCTCCAAACGGCTGTAACGGAGAAAAAGCCGAGCAAGTCTCGTGCGAAACGCCGCAGTTCTTATTGCTCCCGCTCAAAGGGGCAGATGAAGATGCATAACATCAATTGCCGTAAAACGCCCAACAAGCGTATTTGTCAGGCAAGGAAAAGGTGGCGGTGTTGAAGAATCTAAGCACAATCATTAGTGGTGCGACTTTGGCGTTCTTGGGTTGGATAGGTATTTCTATCGTTGAACTCAAGACGGATACTGCTGTTGTGAAAGAGAAGGTCGCCTCAAATTATGAGATGATCAAACCCATGTGGCAGGCGTTTCTAGCGGAGAAAGGCAATGACGATCTCGCGCAGATCTATCGCCAAGCAAACAACTAAGGGGGTTAAAGTGCCAAAAGATGCATGTTACCGAAAGGTTAAAGCAAGATATAAGGTTTTTCCATCGGCGTATGCTTCGGGAGCGATTGCTAAATGCCGAAAAGTGGGAGCCAAAAACTATGGAACTGGAGGAAAGAGTAAGAAGTCTAAAAGAAAGACTGGCTCATCTAAACGCAAAGGTAAGACCTATTGATGCGAGTTCCGGCGACAAGACCGAAGCGCAAGTTTCGAGGCAAGCGGATCAAAGGAACCGCAGTAGCGAGAGGTTGCGGAGCCGTCTTGCCAAAAAGACGTAAGCGCACAAAGGGCGCTGTGGAGCAATCCTGATGGCGGTTAGAAAGACAAAAGCTGGACTCGCACTCAAGCGTTGGTTCAAGGAAGATTGGAAGGATGTCCGCACGGGCAAGAAATGTGGGCGCCAGAAAGGAGAAAAACGTGGTGTCCCTTATTGTCGCCCATCAAAGCGGATTTCTTCAAAGACGCCCAAAACAACAAAGGAGTTGTCCTCCAAAGAGAAGAAGTCTCGTATTTCACAGAAGAAACGGCTGGGTCAACCTGCTGGCAAGCCTAGGCGCGTCAAGGCTGTGCGCAGAAGAAAGAAGAAGTAGTTGATGCAAGAAGCTGTGATTCAAGAGTTGAAAAGGTGGTCGGCCTCTGTCTTAGAGAAGACAAACGAAAACTACAACGGTTTGCCAGCTTGTCCTTTTGCTCGTAAGGCTTGGGCCGAAGATAAGGTAGGATTTTTGTTTAAGGATACGGAAGAGTGGGACAGCCTGTATTTAGCTGTTGAAGACTGGGATGACTCAAAGGAAGTGATCATATTGGTGGATCATTGTTACCCAGAACTAGATGATATGTATGCTTTTTTAGATGATATGAACAAAGATATTGCAGAGGGTGTATTTGCTACTAAGGACATGTTCTTAATGGGGTTTCATCCAGAGGCAGAAGACAACGATCTTTTGGACGATGAGATAGAGATGACTGACGAGGAGCCTTATGCGATGATTTTCTTGCAACGGTTAAGTAAGTTGCAAGAGGCTTCGGATCAGTTGAGAGAGAAGGGCTACTATAATACTTGTGAAGATTATTATGACGGTTCCTCTCTATATCAGCAGCGGCAGGACTATTACAGGAGATTGAAATGCCAGGTGCAATGAAGAGAATGAAGAACGGCAAGAAGATGATGAGAGGCGGCGGTTCTGTTCGCAAGAAGGTAATGCTTCGTGGCGGCGGGATGGTTGCTAAAAAGAAAAAGGCCGGCTTCCGTAGCGGCGGACGGGTCAAATCAAAGAGATAAGCTGATATGGCAACATCTAACTCTAGAGATTTTGATCTTGATGTTTCGGACATCATAGAAGAGGCGTATGAGCGTTGTGGGCTAGAGGTTCGCACTGGTTACGATGCGCGAACAGCTCGACGCTCTATGAATCTGATGTTTGCAGATTGGGCGAACAGAGGGGTAAACCTTTGGACGGTCAGGCAAGCAACGATAACGCTTACAAATAATCAAGCGACTGAAACTCTAGGTGCAGATGTTGTAGATCTTCTTGAAGTTGTTCTACGGCGCAGTAACACAGACTTTGATCTGACTCGACTGAGTCGTGGCGATTACTTGTCGATCCCTAACAAAACGACACAGGGTCGCCCTTCTCAGTTCTTCTTTAATCGGCAGATCACGCCACAGATCACGCTTTGGCCGACACCGGAAAATAGTACAGATCAGATTGTATATTACTTCATACGACGTATAGAAGATGCTGATGCACTGACGAACAATGTTGAGTTGCCCTTCCGGTTCTTGCCTTGTGCGGTTGCCGGCATGGCATATTACATCGCTCTGAAGAAGGCGCCGGAGCGTATCCAACTTTTGAAAAATGTTTATGAAGAGGAGTTTCAACGAGCCGCTGACGAGGACGAGGATCGAGTGTCTTTGAAGCTGCAGCCTGACATCCAGTATCTGAGGGTGTAATGGGTAATTATGCTTCAGGCAAAGACGCATACGGAATCTCAGATCGGTCTGGGTTTCGCTATCGTCTTCGTGACATGCGGGTAGAATGGAATGGCTTGAAGGTAGGTTCTGATGAATTTGAAGAGAAACATCCGCAGCTTGATCCGAGACGTAGAGTCGTTGATCCACAAGCTCTTCGCGACCCTAGACCTGATACAGGAAAGGGCCATGTATTCGTTCCGGTCGGCAATAACGTCTTTCCGCCAGTGGATAAGGCGCAAATGACCGGCAGCGTAGGATCTGTCACAGTGGTGGTTTAAATGGCATTTACATTCAGCGAACTAAAACAAACGATTCAAGACTACTGTGAGAATCAAGAGACTACGTTTGTAAATAACCTAGACACCTTCATTGTTGAGGCTGAAGAGCGAATCTTGAAGAGCGTGGCGCTGACTTTCTTCCGCAAGAATCAGACGGGCACGACCACATCCTCTAATCAGTTTCTTACATGTCCTAGCGATTTTCTAGCGCCGTATTCGTTGTCTATCACTAACGGTGGTAGCAAAGAGTTTCTGTTGTATAAGGATGTCAACTACTTGCAGGAGTACAATCCTACAGGTGCTACGGGTGTTCCAAAGTATTACGCTTTCTTTGACATCAACAACTTTCTGTTGTCGCCCACTCCTAATGCGGCGTTCACAGCGGAGTTGCACTACACCTATCGTCCTGCCAGTTTAACCGCTCAATCCAGTAGCGGCAGCACTTGGTTAAGTACAAACGCTCCTATGACACTGTTGTATGGTTCCCTGATAGAGGCTTACACCTTCATGAAGGGTGAGGCTGACGTTCTTCAAAACTACAATCAACAGTTTCAACAGGCGTTGATTCGCTTGAAAAACTTCGGTGAGGCTTTGGAGACAACGGATGCTTACCGAGAAGGTCTGATAATTAGAGAGAAAACTTGATGTTTAAGCTAGATCTAGACGTTCCAAAAACTCCGATTGTATCGGTTCATACTACGGAATCTCGTGGTTGGACGCCTGAAGAGGTTGCTGAACGATGCGTAGCAAAATTAATTTCAGTTTCGGATGCCGCTCATCCAGGTATTCGAGATCAAGCCAGAGCGTTTCAAAAGCACATGGAAACTGTTGTGGCTTTTTATATGCGGGAGGCTATTCGTAGTGATAGAACAACCGTGTATAATGCGTTGAGGGATGCAGGTCATCCGCAGTTAGCTGAAGCAATAAGGAGGCTTTAAATGGCTATTCAACAAGCGATGTGCACATCCTTCAAGCAGGAACTGCTTCAAGGTAAGCACAATTTCACCAACTCGAGCGGTCATACGTTCAAACTTGCTCTGTTTACCAGTTCTGCATCTCTTGGTGCAGCAACAACAGACTATTCTACCTCAAATGAGGCGTCTGGCACGGGTTATAGTGCTGGTGGCGGTACGTTGACTAACGTCACGCCGTCTATCCCAGGTGGTGGCACCACGGCTATTACCGATTTTGCAGACCTGACATTTAGCACAGCTACTGTCACTGCAAACGGTGCGTTGATCTACAACACCACTAGTGGCGGTGGGTCAGGCACAACTGATGCAGTAATCGTTCTTGCTTTTGGTGGAGACAAGACCTCCACGGCAGGTGACTTTACGATTCAGTTCCCAACGGCTGACGCAAGCCAAGCAATCATCCGCATTGCGTAAGCTGTAGGAGTCTCCTATGGCTAACATAACAGGTTGGGGTCGGGGTTCATGGTCCGAAGGGGCGTGGAACTCCCCCTTACCTGTTGTTGCGTCTGGAGTTTCGGCTACCGCAAGCAACGGTAGCGTAACAGTTGATGCAGAAGCTAACATCCCAGAAACTGGCTTGGAGGCCACATCAGGCGTAGGTTCTGTAACTGTAACCGGCGTTGCCAATGTTTCTGAGACTGGTCTAGAGGCTACTGGTTCGGTTGGTAGCGTAACGGTTGCCGCGAATGCAGGGGTTTCCGTTGTTGGATTTGCGGCTCAAGGCAACCCAGAGCTAGGCGGCGCCCTCAACGCCGAATATTTCGTACCTGATGACGATAATAATCCAAATATTACAGTCATTGCTTATGAAGATAGCACGACAGTTTCGGCTGACGGTGTGTCTCTTGGCACGATAAGTTCGGCAGGTGGAACACTTGCGGTTTCCGCGTCTGACTACGAAAACAAGATAATATCGGCGAACAAGCCGATTACGCTGCAAAATGCCAACAACGAAACGGTAGGTGTTCCGACCTCTTGGGCGGGTACATCCTTTGGTATACGAAATACTCGTTTTGGCGTAAGACTTCAGATGAGAGCCTTGTTTGGCACAGCATCTGTAGAGATATTCAAGGACGGTGTATCGACTACAACCTTGAGTGTTGGCAGCACTGCAACCACAACGCAAACTTACAGCGACGATACCAGTGATCCTGAATATACGATATTTTCTGATATTCCGATTATGGTGTTCAAGAGCGCTAACGATGATCTGTCCTTCGACAGTAGGTCACTCTTCCCTGCAACCACTGATTTCCTTTACGGCTTTGCGTCAGGCAGTGCAACAGCGGTTTTGGTTGATGGGTACGGTGGAACGGCACAAACCTTTACAAGATTTGCTAGTGACGGAACCAGTAACAGTTCCACGATAAGCACAATCAACACTAATTTTGCTGCGGGTACAGACTTTACTGGGCCAAGTAATAGATACCAAACGGCCAAAGCCTCTGCGGCATTCAGTATCGCGGACAGTGACGGTGGTGAAAAAACCAGCTTTATACCGGAGGGCTGTTTTGCTCACGAGTTTCGCCTTATTGAAGCAGCAGAATTTGTATGCTTCATGGGTGCGCCGGGTACAAATGGCCGCAACATCGAGGTCTATAACAGCAGCGGCACACTTGTAGACACGATACAGCTTGCGACAAGCAACACGGGATCAGACTTCCCGACTAAGTTCCAGCTTATCTCCAGCACTACAACCGACAATACTCTCAAACCAAACGCGAAGAGTTACGCTCTAACGGCGGGTATGCGGTTTGTTTCAGAGGTGCCAGTCGGCGCTATCGTAGAAGACGATAACGCGGACAATGAAAACAACCTTCTTGGTCTTCGTAACTTTGGCGGTCAGACTTCTGCCGCTGCGGTTGTTTCTGTTACTGGATCTGAAGCTACCTCCGCTGTAGGCACTGTTACTCTAAGCACCGCACAGAACCTGTCTGTTACCGGATCCGAAGGGACCGGTGCAGTTGGCTCGGTTACCGCAAGAGTGATCTTCAACGTCGCCGTCACCGGTGTGGAGGGAACTGGCGAGGTTGGTGACGAAACTGTCACTACTCAGCAAACTCTAGTTCAAACTGGCATAGAGGCCACGGGCGAAGTTGGTGACGAAACTGTCAGCACTCAGCAAACTCTAGTTCAAACCGGTGTAGAGGCCACAGGCGAAGTTGGTGATGAAATCGTCACCACTCAACAAGTTCTAGTTCAAACCGGTGTAGAAGGAACGGGTGGGGTCGGCTCTGTCACTATAGACGCTGGTGCGGTTGTTCCTGAGACCGGATTGGAGGCCAGCTCTGGCGTTGGCTCTGTCACCGTAGACGCCGCCGCTGTGGTCGCTGTTAGTGGATCAGAAGCCACCTCCGCCGTTGGTGATGAAACCGTCACTACTCAACAGATTCTGGTGCAGACCGGAAAGGAGGCAACCGGCAGCGTTGGTTCGGTTGTCCCTGTAAGTAATAACAATATAGATGTCACCGGTGAGGAAGCCACCTCCGCCGTTGGTGATGAAACTGTTGTAGCGGCGGCGGATGTAGCGGTTTCTGGTTCAGAAGCCGCAGGCGAAGTCGGTGATGAAACCGTTACAGCGGATGCTAATGTTCCTGAGACTGGTTTGGAAGCCACAGGTGAAGTTGGTTCTGTTGTCCCTGTAAGCAACAACAATATAGATGTCACCGGCGCAGAAGGAACCGGCGAGGTTGATTCTGTAACAGTAGATGCTCAAGCCATTGTTTCCGTTGCTGGCGAAGACGCCACGGGCCAAGTAGGAAGCACCACAGTTGTTATTGGTATTACTGTGGTTCTCACGGGAGAAGAGGCCACAGGAAGGCTCAACTCTGTAACCGTTGTTGGCGAGGCCAATGTTCCTGCCACAGGAATAGAGGCCACAGGATCTGTTGGAGAAGTTTCTCTAGTTACCAACAACAACATAGATGTTACAGGCATTGGCCTGACGGCATCGCAGGGAACCGCTGTTGCACTTGCGTCGGCAGACGTTCAGGTCACTTCAGATGCCCTTCAAAGTGGACTGGGTTCGGCAACTGTCACGGGATTGGCAAATGTGCCGGCTACTGGTATAGTCGGAACAGGCCAAGTTGGGTCTGTCTTGGTATGGAGTCAGATTGTTCCGAGTCAGTCACCATCTTGGAGTGCTGTGTCGCCAAGTCAGTCTCCGTCTTGGAGCACTATCACTACAGGGGTTAGCGATAACTGGGAAGACATAGCAGCGTGAGGCATGAATGGCGAGTTCATATGTAAACAATCTTCGTCTTGAAGAGATAGCTGACGGCGAACAGTCAGGCACCTGGGGCCAGACGACCAACACAAATCTTGAACTTATTGCTGATGCCTTTGGCTATGGCACAGAAGCAATAGCCAGCGATGCTAATAGCACGATCACAATGGCGGACGGCGCGGCGGACGGTGTCCGTGCCATGTACTTGAAGATCACCTCTGGAGTAAGCCTGACAGCCACGCGGACGGTTACGCTTGCGCCAAGCACAGTTTCCAAACTTTGGTTCATCGAGAACGCTACCTCTGGTAGCCAGACGATTGAAATCGTCAGTTCCGGCACCAACCCGTCGATTCCTAATGGTGAAACAAAGGTCATCTACACGGATGGCTCTGGAGCGGCGGTAGACGCTTTTTCTAGTTTGACGCTGTCTAGCGGCACCATTGAGAGCGGCGTCACCGTAGAAAAGAGTCCAACGATTACGCTAACTGGAGATGTGACCGCCAGTGCTACTCCAATGACAAACTTAGGAAATGTGTCAGTCACAACGGATATCGCAAATTCAGGGGTCTCGGCTGGTAGCTATACAAACGCGAGTATAACTGTAGCGGCTGATGGGAGGGTGACATCAGCGTCAAGCGGAGCATCAGGAGCGACAGCGGGATTTGCTATCGCAATGGCGATAGCCCTTTAGGAGAAGGTAATGGCACAGGACTTTAAACGCTACATTGCAAGAAACGTAGGCACATCAGCAGTTGCGATACATACGTCAGACTCAAACGACACATTGGTTGGCATTAACTTAGCTAACACCACTACTTCTCAAATTACGGTGAGTGTGTTTTTAACGGTAAGTTCAAACGACCATTTCTTAATTAAAGATGCTCCGATACCGGCGGCGTCAGCTCTACAGGTTTTGGATGGTGGTGCTAAAATTGTCCTGCAATCAGGAGATGCTTTGAAGGTTCAGTCAAGTGCTGCGAGTTCTGTGGATGTATGGGTTTCCGCAGTGGATGCGATCAGTAGCTAAAGGAGCGCATTGTGCCATACACTGGAAATAGGCCGGCCACACATTTTGAAAACATCCCCGTAGTTCAGCGGGAGAGCGGCAACGGTTCCACGACTTCGTTCACGTTGGACAACGCGGTCTCGGACGTTCAGGACATCCTGGTTTCTGTGGATGGCGTTGTTCAGGATTCTAACGCCTACACACTAACAAACTCCACTACGATTGAGTTTGGTTCAGGAAACGCACCTTCCTCTGGAACGAACAATATCTTCATTAACTTCTTAGGGCTGACTCGAGGTTCTGTGACGCCGCCAGCGGCCAACAAGGGCAACTTTAAGGGCGGCGGTTTGTTCCGCACCAACGCACAGAGTCTAACTACCGACATAACCATCCTTGCAACCGAGAACGCAAACGTGACAGGCCCGTTCACTGTAGCCAGTGGCGTGACCCTGACTGTTGAAAGCGGCGGGACATTGGTGACGCTATGAGTACGTTGAGGGCAGATACTATTCAAAGTACCGGCGGCGGTGCAGCTACGCTGACAAAGCAACATGCTGCGAAAGCGTGGGTAAGATATGACGCTACAAACACCGACAGCATAAACGACAGCTTGAATATATCATCAGTTAGAGATGGTTCAGGTGCCGGAAAGCAAGGTATTACATTGTCTAGTGCAATGGCTAACACGAACTGGTCTGTTCAGTGTACAGGCACAGCTTCTGGGACTTCTGGAGGCACTCTAACTTTGGACTCTTCAGGTTGGCAAGGTAGTGGAACATCGCCGTATAGAACTACAACGCAAGCTAATATGAGAGGTGTTGATTTAGCGACTGCGGCTCTCGTAGACCATGACGATTGTAATGTAGCTTGCTTTGGAGACCTCGCATGAGCACCATCCTTGTAGATACCATCAACGAGAAGACGACTAATGGTGGGGTGTATATTCCAAACCATGTTCTTCAAGTTAAACGCACAATAAAAACTGATGTCGGTAGTTTTACATCCTCCAGCACTGACACTTACGTCGATATCCCCGGCATGTCAGTGGCAATAACACCTTTATCTACAAGCAGTAACATACTTGTATTTTGGTCAATCAACGTATCTCAAAGTACCTCCGCAACGATACATATCCGACTTTTAAGAGGGGCTACGGCAATTGGAATTGCGGACCAAGGTAACACAGAGCAACTAAGAAACAATGCTATATTTCGACCGGCCAGTATTCCGTATGCTTATGATATCGGAAACGTAAATGGGTTTGTTTTGGATTCCCCATCATCAACGTCAGAACAAACCTATAAGTTGCAGGGAACTTTAGGACACACATACGACGGCACTTTTTATATTAATCGAGGAAAGACAGACCAAGACCAAGACTATTCTGGTCGGACTGCCTCACAAATAATGGTGATGGAGATTGGAGGGTAACCATGCAGCATGAAGCAATCTATGCGCTGTATGACAATGTTGTCACTATATCGGGGGATGGGGCAAATGCCGTTGCAAAAGATGCAAACGGGGCTGTTGTAGATTGGGATGCAACAGCAGTAGGCACTAAGGAAACAGAATTACTGAATGCACTAAAGCTAGACATGCTTCGTGCAGAAAGAAATCAACGTCTTCTTGATACAGACCACTATGGTTTGTCTGACCAAACAATGACATCGGAAATGTCAACCTACCGCCAAGCCCTGCGTGATATCACAGACAGTGCTACGTCTCTTGATGACGTAACATGGCCGACGAAACCATAAGGATAAGACATGGCATTCGGAACACTCAAAGCAGATACCCTGACGCACTCGACTGCGGGTTCGGTGGATACGAATTATGTTGTGAATGGTAGTACAAAGGTTTGGGCAACATGGGACTCTTCAAATGACCCAGCAACTTTAGAGGACAGCTTTAATACGTCGTCTCTGACAGATGTAGATCAGGGCGTTTTTCAGGTAAATATTAATAATACCATGAGCAATGCGTATTATTCGGCGGTCGGCATGATTAGATTTTATCACATGGCAGTGCAGACCAATTTACCGACTACTTCGGTGCTTACTGTTCGTACTTTCTCCGTCTCTGGTACTCAAGGGCAAAGATCATCTTATGACAATGTTTACATGACAGCACAAATAGTAGGAGAACTCGCATGACAGTGACCCCAGAGTTCAAAGGCACACATCTATGGGACCGACTCTGCTGGGCCAAAGAGAACCTTGATGGTGTGCAGTCTGAGTATCGGGTTGTCTATGAGGACAACGTAGATGAGTGTGTCAAGGTAATGATACCGGATCCCAACTGGATGGCTTGTGCGTTGCAGGGTGGGATATTGCCGCCGGTTTGGGTATACTGGGAACTAGCGAAGGACGAGGCACAGCCCGACTTCAAGAAACACACACGCGGCTACTTGCTGCATGATACGGAACCGATGGGGCCAATGACCGAAGAAGAGGCTATCGAGTACCTTATCCAGAAGGACGTGCCACAGTCTGTATGGCAGTCGTGGGACGAGGGCAACCGCCCGAAGATGGTGATCTGCCGGAAGGAACAGCTTCCGAAGACACGCGAGTGGAGAAACGCTTGGCGTATCTCTGATGAACTGGCAGCTTAGAGGAGCAGAAAATGCCGACAACATATATCGTAGACAAGGACGGGAATCAGGTTGACGCTTCCACGGTTACCGTTCCTTCTGACCGTCACTTTCGCGGTGCATGGTCTCTGAGTGGCAGCGTCATCAGCGAGGATCTGACAAAGGCCAAGGAGATCTTTAAAGATAAGATCCGTGAAGTTCGCAAGCCTCTCTTAGAGGCACAAGATGTGGCCTACATGAAGGCGCTAGAGGCTGATGATGCGTCTGCCAAGACTGCGGCTGTTAACGCTAAAACTGCCCTGCGTGACGCACCGGCGGCATCTGCGATCACTAACGCAGATACGATTGCCAAACTCAAGGCAGCTTGGGATACGTCTGTGCTGGGTGATAGCCCTTACGCATAAGGAGTAAGAGATGGCACTGACAAAAGTTCAAGCGGGTGGAATTAGTGCCGATGCCAAGGGACTTGTAAAAATTTCCTCAACCACCGTTTCCTCTGCTGTTGCGTCTGTTGACTTGACTGGTATGAGTTCAACATACGATTTTTATCAGTGCCATTTCACTTTGACCCCCGCCACAGACAACGTGAATGTTTTTGTACGATTCCTTGATTCTAGCGGCAGTGCATTAGCTGGCTCTGTGTACGGACATGGACTGGTCAACGAAGGTGGCGGTTCTCTAGTGAACAGTAATTCAGCGAACACTATGGAGATAGGCTCTTCTGTTGGGTCTGCTTCAAATGAAAGCATGTGTGGCGCTTTGACGATTGGCCCTGCCAATTCCACCACACATCCCTGTTCTCTGTACGGACAGACAACATTTATTAACACCAGTGGAAACCATCAGGGTACGGTTGTAATGGGCGGCTTTAAGTCCGGCTCTTTTGAGGCAATCACAGGCTTACATTTCAAGTGTAGCAGCGGAAACATTGAGGCAGGTGCATTCACTCTTTATGGGGTGACAAAATGAAAAAGTATGTAAACGACCAGCTAGTTGACATGACTGCTGCTGAGATTGCAGAACGTCAAGCAGAAGAACAGGCATGGGCAGATGGTGCGGCTGAACGTAATCTTTCTGCGCTACGCAAAGAACGTGATAATCGACTTTCTGAAACAGATTGGTGGGCGTCTTCTGATCTTACCATGACATCTGCACAAACAACCTATCGTCAAGCTCTGCGTGACATTACAAAAAATGCTACGTCTCTTGATGATGTGACCTGGCCGGAGAAACCATAATGCCATACATAGGTAAATCTCCAGAGTTCGGTGTTCGCAACCGCTTCGTGTATCAAGCCACGGCTGGGCAGACGAGCTTCAGCGGATCCGATTCCGATTCGTTGGTGCTGTCTTATCAAGACGGGCGGTATGTGGATGTTTACCAGAACGGTGTTCTTCTAAAGCCAGGGACGGATTACACGGCGACAACGGGCACAACGGTTGTCCTGGTCACAGGGGCGTCACTCAATGACGTAGTTGAGATCGTTGCATACGACACATTCTCCATTGCGAACAGCTATACCAAGGGAGAATCAGATACTCGATATCCTTTTAAGGGTAACAACTCAATCATTCGCCTGAACGGTCAGACGATCAGCGCAGACATCACGATTGACAGCGACGAGAACGGTGTGTCGGCAGGGCCGATTACGCAGAGTGCCACCGTCACTGTTAACGGATATTGGAGCATCGTATGACCAGCCAACTTAACGTAGATACCATTGTAGATAAGTCGGGTACAGGTACAGTTACTCTGACAAAACAAGAGGCTGCTAAGTTACGTTGCAGGTTCAATCAAGCTGCGCCTGCGGGTGTCGGAACTCTTGAAGTTGGCAGCTTGAATGTTTCTAGCGTAAACGATGACAGCAAGGGACTGTTTACGGTTTCAATTACAAGTTCCATGAGTGATTCTTTATACGGCGTATCGGGTTTCGCAGGAGAACACGGAAACGTAAACGACGCTACTTGGTTAAGCAAATATAGTGCACAAAATGACTTTAGCACATCTGCTGCACCTTTTGCCACTTGGTATTACGCAGGTGATTTTAGGGATAGCGAAAGAAACAGCGTCCTTTTATTCGGAGACCTCGCATAATGGCAAGCGTACTCAAAGTTGAAAATATTCAACATACTAACGGCACAGGTGGTTTGACAATTAATTCCACTGGAGTAGTCGTGCAGGCTGCTCCTGTTGGTTTTAGTGTATCTCTTAATGACGGCAACCAAGCCATTTCCACTGGTACATGGACAAAAGCTCATTTTTTATTGGACAGTAGTAACACAAGAACTTTTGACACGCATAGTGGCTGGAGTAATAGCAACTATTACTACACCGTCCCCACAGGTTGTGGCGGTTACTGGATGTTAAGTGCTTGGGTTGAAATGGCAGATATGGGAACTCAAAACTTTTTGGCGATTAGTAAAAACACGGGTGTTGGCTCTAATGCCAATTTCATTGCGCGTATTTCAGAAGGTGAGTCGCCTGCTAATACAGCTAACGCTGGTATGTATTTGAGTTTGGTCGCAAGCCTGAGTGATGGAGACATAGTAAAGACAGAGGTTTTTCACAACACAGGTTCTGATAATAATATGCAAGAATTCAATGGTTTCTTGCGTAGCGCAATGCAGGGGTGGAGGTTGGGCTAATGGCCAGTGAACTCAGAGTAAACACCCTGAAGGATGCCAGCGGGAACAACAGCGTGGCCTTGTCTACTGTTGCACAGGGTAGTGCGAAGGCTTGGCTAAACTTAAACGGCGCGGCCACATTTGATTCTTCAGATACAGAAATTCGTGACAGCTTTAACATGACCGCTACTACGGACGAGGGTACTGGAGATTATGGTGCTTCTTTCACAAACAATATGGGCAATGCTAATTATTCAATAACAGATGGTTCTTATTCGGGCGGCACGACGAGGGGTACAATGCTATCTGGCAACAGTACTAATTCTCAAACTGCTTCTTCGTTTAGGCAACGCTACGGATTATCAACAGGAGATAATAGCGATGGAACTGCTGATGGTGACGTATCTTTCGTTAGAATTGCAGTACACGGAGATCTCGCATGAGTAAGGCAGCAGAACTCGCCGCACTGATTGGTTCGCAGACGGCGTTGTCGAACAGGAACCTGATTATCAATGGTGCGATGCAGGTGGCGCAGTATGGTACGTCAAGCACAGGAAATACCAGCGGTGGCTTTAAAACAGTAGATAGATTTCCAGTCCAGACGGCTGGTCGTGACCAACATATTTACACGGCAGAACAGGTCTCTGATGCTCCTGCTGGGTTTACTAGCTCATTTAAGCTGACCACAACAACCGCAGAATCAGCGATTGATGCAAATGATGCGTTTTGGTTTGCACAAAAAATTGAAGCGCAGAACTTACAGCATCTTCAAAACGGTTTGTCAGGTGCTAAACGTGTAACTCTTAGTTTCTATGTAAAATCGTCTCAAACAGGCACGTTTGGGGTAAATCTTTACAAACCGGACAATACGGCTAGAATTATTAACGCCAGTTATACGATATCTTCCGCAAATACATGGGAATATAAAACAGTCACTTTTGCTGGAGATACTAGTGGTGGAGGAATAGACAACGATAACGGCGAAGGACTTAGAGTTACTTGGACTTTAGCCGCAGGTTCAGATTTTGACAGCGTAAATTCTACCTCTTGGGCAAACTACACCGTCACAAATTGGGCTGGGAGTCATGCACAAGATGGTGTTATCACCACCGCAAATGCAACTTGGCAAATCACCGGCGTCCAGCTTGAGATAGGCGACCAAGCCACCGCGTTTGAGCATCGGCCGTTTGGCGATGAGTTGGCTAGGTGTCAGAGGTATTATTATGAAAGCGGCGGCACAGCAACGAACGATTGGGGCCAGAAGGGCTACCAATCAGCGAATAATTTTTCTGCGAACACATTGCAGCACCCAGTGGCTATGAGAGCCGCCCCAATAGGGACAAAGGTTGGCAGCTTTATCTTGAGCAACTGCAACGCACCCTCAATAATCGGCACATCAACCATTGCTTACCAGTGGCAAATGCAAAAAAACTCCGCCACAGGCCCGTGGTCTATGTATTCAAATAGTAGCGGCAAGTTTACTTTTAATGCGGAGTTGTGAAGATGGATAACAGTATGAACATCACTGCGGCGCAATATTTAGCACAAGACGGAAATAATGCGGGGATTAACGCCACTATTGACAGCGTTGAAGTGTTCGTACCCCTCGATCCGGACAACCGCCACTACGCCGAAATTCAACGACAGGTCAAGTCCGGTACGCTGACGATTGATGAAGCGGAGTAATGAATGCCTCTTACCAAACTCCAGTTTCGCCCTGGTATCAATCGCGAGGGCACCAACTATTCTAATGAGGGCGGATGGTTTGATGGGAACTTCATCCGCTTTCGTTATGGATATGTTGAAAGAATTGGTGGTTGGGAGAAAGTAAACAGCACCACGTTTCTTGGCACAGCTCGAGAGCTGCATGATTTTGTAACGCTCTCATCTCAGAACCTACTGTTCGTAGGCACCCACATCAAGGCATACATAGAAGAATCTGGCACATTCAGAGACATCACGCCGTTTCGGCGCACGGTGCTTCTGCCTCAAGCTGTCACTGGTTCCGCCGCAACAGGGGGCGTTGGTAGCGTTGTAATCTTCACCGGTGCCGTAGCGACTCAGAATGTCGCCGTAACGGGTGAGGAAGCTACGGGTGTAGCCGGTCTGGTCGGATCCATCATTGTTGAAACCACACATCATGTGCTTGTGACAGGTGAGGAAGCCACTGGTCAGGTGGGTGATCTGGAGCCTGCGGAACACAGGTTGATCATATCTGAAGTTACAGAACAGATCACAAGCGATCTTGGCACTGTCACTGTTAAGACGCTGCCTAGCGGCGGTGATCCAACCGCTGACGAAGGGTTCTTCCCGCTAGGTCTTGAAGCCACCGGCGCCGCTGGTTACGTCACTGTTGGAGTAGGTTGATGGCTATAACATTCACCACAACCAGCGGAAGCACGACTGTAACCGTTAACGATACAGCGCACGGTGCCTTGACAGGAGATCGCGTGATCTTTGAGGATGTGTCTGGTCTGTCGTCGGCATTGAACTCAGCGTTGGCGGCTGAATTTGAAGTACAATCCGCCGCGACCAACACATACACCATCACATTGTCCTCCGCCGCAGATCAAACGAACTCTTCTGCGGGGCAGGCGTCGGCGTTTTATTTGCTTGAGACCGGCTTGAATACCACGGTTCTTGGCTCTGGTTGGGGCGCAGGCACATGGGGTCGTTTTACATGGGGCAGTGCGGCAGGTAATCTTGCGGGTCAGACCCTACGTCTGTGGTTCGCAGACAACTTTGGTGAAGATCTGATCATCAACGTCGCGGACGGGCGAGTATACTACTGGGATGCCACTGGAGGTTTGACGAACAATCGAGCCATTCCTTTAGAGAACTTGTCAGGGGCCAGCAATACACCTACCGTTGCTCGTAAGATTCTTGTTTCTGAAGTAGATAGGCATGTCTTGGCTTTTGGTGCTAATCCGTTAGGCTCAACCGAACAAGACCCGCTATTGATTCGCTTCTCTAACCAAGAGGACGCTGCCAACTGGACGCCTACGGCGACAAACACGGCGGGAGACATCCGCCTGTCGCAAGGCTCCGAGATCATCACCGCTCTCAGAACACGGCGTGAGATTCTGGTTTGGACCGATACAAGCCTGAACTCTGTTCAGTTTACGGGTGCGCCGTTCACTTTCGGCACTGCGTTGTTGGCTGATAACGTGAGAATTGCCAGTCCCAATGCCGCAGTCAGCGTCAATGACGTTGTCTTCTGGATGGGGCAGGAAAACTTCTATGTGTATGATGGTCGTGTTCAGGCGTTGCCTTGTTCGGTGCGGGACTATGTCTTCAGTGACCTGAATCGTAATCAGGCGTTTAAGATCCACGCTGGATCCTTGGCATCAGAGACAGAGATCTGGTGGTTCTATCCTACCCAGACCAATAATGCTTCAGGTGAAGTAAACCGATATGTCGTCTATAACTACGGCGAAAAGGTCTGGTATTACGGACAGTTGTCTCGTACCGCATGGAATGATCGAGGCGCAGGACAGCGTAGCTACCCACAGGCAGTGGAGGGTGGCTATCTGTACAATCATGAGTTTGGGCTGAATGATGACGGCTCTGCGATCAACGCTTTTGTGCAGTCGTCTGACTTTGATATAGGCGATGGCGAACAGTTCATGTTCCTGCGGCGCGTGATACCAGACATCACGTTCAATGATTCTGACACCTCGACCCCAGCGGCTACCCTGTCGATTCAGTCCCGTGACTTCCCTGGTAAGGCGATTACAGAGACGGTTTCTGGTGTGGTTACCGAAAGTAGCACAGACGTATACACAAATCAGATCTTTACCCGAGCACGAGGCAGAAGCCTGAACTTCAAGGTTTCCAGCAACGCGGTGGATGTGAAGTGGCGGCTTGGTGCTCCAAGAATTGATGTAAGAGCGGATGGGCGCAGATGAGCAACACCAAAGTTATCCGTCCTATTCTGCCTGTCGCTCCAGAGGAATATGACCCAGCGTACATGAATCAGCTTGCCAGAACGCTTGAGGTTCTGATCAACGAGGTTCGCAACCCTTTGACGGGCATAAATGGACTGCCTGACCAAAATGCTTTATCTTCGCTAGAAGTAGGAGATGTGTATCAAGACTCAGGAACCCTGAAGATAAAAGTAGAAGGAGATGTCTAGTGTCGGATGACAACGTAATTGTGATGTCAGACGGGAGCCGGTGGTCACCAAGCACAAGTTCTGATAAACTGTATTGCGCTAGCTGTGGCAATGAAGTGGACACTCCAGAAGAAATAGCTAGTCACCCTGATGGTAACTGCCCAGTTTGCGGCAATCCATGGACAGGTGCAGAAAGACGAGATACCACAATCTCCGTAACTGTTCCCCAGTCTCTTGGAGGCAAAACGCTTGGGTCTTAATCTTAAAACATTGTTACCAGTTATAGGCGGAATAGGCGGTGCTCTATTCGGCCCCGCTGGTAGTGCTGCGCTAAACGCGGCTCTTGGCTCTGGAATCGGCACGCTTGTAGCCGGTGGTGACGCCAAAGACGCGATTAAGAATGCAGTCCTTGGTGGCGGTGCTACTGCGGGTCTTGGTGCGATGGGGGTAGGCCCAGCAGCCGCGCAATCTGCTACCGGCGCCGCCGCTACCAAGGCTGCAACCGAAGCCGCAGTGGCCGAAGCCGCTACCAAAGCCGCCACGCAAGAGGCGGCAAAGAGCGGGATTCTCGGCTCTGGCATCTCGGTTGGTGACCTTGTAGTGGGCACCTCACTGTTGGGCATGGCCGGTGTAGGCGATGAAGAGCTTGAGGAAGCTGGTGAGATGCAGTTGGAATCGCGTCCAGACTATCAAGGCTCTCCGATTGCTGGACTGTTTGTCGATCCGGTGACAGGCAAAGCCTATGATTCGATTGAGGAACTAGAGGCCGCAGTTAAGGCTCGTGACGGCATGGCGATGGGCGGCATCGTTACGCTCAATCAAGGTGGTTTGATTGAAGGTCCAGGGACGGGCACTTCAGACAGCATCAAGGCCGGCATTTATCAGAATGGCAAAAAGGTTCAGGAGGCACGGCTCTCGGACGAAGAGTTTGTAATGACGAAGAAGGCCGTCAAGGGCGCAGGAAACGGCGACACCGACTTGGGTGCCAAGCGCATGTACGCCATGATGGACAAGTTTGAGAGGATGGCATAATGGCTGAAACAGTACGCACCGAAGCGGTAACCGTATTACCGGAGTATCAGGAGACCTTCCTCAAGGATCTGCTTGCTAGTACCTCGGCTCTAGCCAACATGCCCACGACGATTCCTGATTATCAGGTAGCTGGCATGACGCCGGCACAGCAAGCGGCAATCCAGCTTGGTATCTCTGGTGTGGGTGCCTATCAGCCGATGATGGAAGCTGGTGCCGCGACTCTTGGTCAGGGCGTAGCGGCGCTACAGCCTGGTGCCTACCAGCAATACATGAATCCATATGTGGATCAGGTTGTGGATCAGAGCCTTGCCGATCTACAGCGGCAGGCAGACATGGAGCGTCAACGCATCGGATCTGCGGCTGCAAGAGGCGGCGCCTTTGGGGGTTCGCGGCAGGCGGTGGCCGAGCAAGAACTACAGCGCAATACGGCGGACGCCTTTGCTAGGCAGTCTGGTCAGCTCCGTGCACAAGCGTTTGAGTCCGCGCAGGATCGAGCGCAACAGGGCGCTGAACTGTTTGGCAAGCTGGGTCTGCAACAAGCGGCCATGGGTGAATCTGCACAGGCGGCACAGGCACGCGACGTTGGAATCCTGTCACAGCTTGGTGCTCAAGAACAAGCGCAACAACAGGCCGAGATTGACGCTCAACGCGCCACGGCTCTTGAACGCCAGTTTGAACCGTATCAGCGCATTGGCTTTATGTCTGACATCTTCCGTGGCGTACCGTCTACCACTAGCACGCTGACCTCTGAGACGGCTCCTTCTCCTAGCATCGTTTCACAGCTTGGCGGTATAGGCATGGGTATAGCTGGACTTCAACAAGCTGGCGCCTTTGGTGAAGGCGGCATCTTTGGTGGATTAGGCAACTTCCTCGGTCTGGGTGGTGCAAGATAATGAGCGTATACAACCGCAAGATGTTCAAGCGTAACGCCCGTAACGCGCTGAATCAGTCGGCGGGTATACCTAGCGTGCAGAGGTTCCAGACGGGTGGATCCGTTTTGCCTCCTAGGCGGAGGGTTTTTGGTGCCGTACCAACTATTCCCGGTGTAGCTGGACAGCGTATGAGATCATACTCGGCGCCTGATTTCTCTCAAAGCATGATGCCTAGAGCAAACATGGCTGAAGTTGCGCGTCGTTACATTGCGGGTGAGCCTATAACAGCAAGTGAGTTCAGCGCCTTGAGAGGTGCAGAACAAGGATTCCTGTCTAGAAAAGGCTTGGGCGATTCGATGGGAGCCTTTGGCAACACTCGTTTAGGATCCGGCATCAAGGCTCTCCTCGGACCAATGGCAGAAACTGGTGGACAGATACGCGGTTTTACAGAGGGTGCAGCTGGTTCAGCCGCGCAGTTTTTACTTGGGTCTTCTGATGGATCTTTGCCTGCGGACACAATTCGTCCACCGGAGTTAAGTTCAGATTACCTGAAGAGTTTGGGTATTGAGACAATGGATCTCACCAATCTACAGTCTCAAAGCGCACGAGGTGGTTTTCCTCCGCCTTCAGCGGTGCGCCCTCGTCCTACTCCTACTACTCGCCAGTATTCGGAAGGGCCAGAGTTTTTCAACGACCCAGCCGTTAAACAACGTCTTGAAGATGAACGCTTGGCTAGAGAAGCCATGGCTAGGGATGGCGTTGTGGTCACAAATGAAGAGGCTGAACTGAAACCCTCTGGCATATTACCGGGCAACACAGAAAATATAGAAGCGGCTTTGGACAATCAAATGCGTGGGCAAGAAGCTCTTCAAGCTGCTGTTGATGCGGCTGATCGTGACGAAGCTACCGTTGATCAGTCTGTCATGAAGGACGGCACAAAGACTCCACCGGACGGCACTGACGCATCTGGTGATCCGTCAGAGACCGGCACCACTGGCGTTGTCCCGTCTACAAAAGAAGAGATTGAAAACGTAATCAATCAAGGTAACGAAGCAGATCAGAAGTCTGCACTAGACGGATTCATCAAGGAATTTATGGATAAGGCTCCCGGCTACGAGGGTCTAGACAGTGGTCTTGTTCTTGCAAAGATTGGTTTTGCCATGGCGGCAGGCAAGAGTCCTCGAGCGATTCAAAACATTGCTTCGGCTCTTGAAGGCGGTGCCGACATGCTCATTAAAGACAAGAGCAAAAAGGATGAGTTCAATCGTCAGCTTAAATTGTCCGCCTTACAGTATGGTTTGACCGAAACAGGGAAGTTGTCTGCACAACAACGACTTGATGACAGAAACTTCATACGACTGGCCGCAACTGGTGACGTAACCTATGAGGGTAGGACATACAAAAAAGGCGAGACAATAAGAATTTCTACAACAGATCTGTTGGAATCTGATGGAAAACTACCTAAAGGCTTCACTGATGTTGATGTGTATTTGGACGGAGAGAAGGCTGTTCGTGATCGTCTGAAAGCAAACGCCACCGCAACTAAAGCGTTGCGAGATGAACTCCTTCTTACCGACACAGCGGCAGCAGACATTCAAGAAAATTATGCCAAACAAGCAAAAGTTTACATCGACTCTGAAGTGGGAATCGAGTTTACGGAAAAGGCTTTGGTAACCTTGGCTGACGATGGTTCAATCACAGGTATTAAAGGTGGCATAAAAGATCTTGCTAACAAACTAGCTAACGCTGGTGGCTTGGATCTTGGCGCAAAGTATCAATCTAAAGCTGAGTTTGAAGCGGCAGTTCGTCAATCATTTCAAAAGCTGATTCCTGTTTCTCTTGGTGGAGTGCAAGCAGCAAACTCAATTTCAAACAGGGATGTTCAGTTTTTGGCGGACGCCTATGTTGAATCAGCTATTTTAGAGGGTGGCATCTTTAATTTAGCGTCAATTGATGAAGATGTATTGGCTGGTAAATTACAGAGTGTCATCAGTGAGTTCAGACGAAATCAAGCTGGCGCCGCTAGCAACATGCGGGGCATTGAGGATCGTTTGGCTAATAGAATATTGCCTGGTCAAGGTGAAGGATCTGGTCTTTCTCTTTTATCTGAGTCGCAGAAACGATTGGAACCATTTGGAGTTGGTCAACGGAGCACTTTAGGATTGGTTGACACCGGAGAGACGAATGCTCAAGGACTTCCAATATTTAGACTTCCGTCTGCGAATGTGTAGGAAACGTCATGGGTTCAATTATTGTTGAGACCTCACAGGGTCAGGTTCAAGTTGACATCGCCGGAGACACCCCTACCGCCGAGGAACAACAAGCGATTTTAAATCAGTTTGGTGGAGGAGGCGGAAGTCAGCCTACTCAAACTCAAATTGATTACGCCACCGCATCATTAGATGAAATTCGTGATTACTCGCGCCAGCGCAGACTTGCAGGCTTTGATCCTGTTAGTGGGGCGCAACTCACTGAAGATGAATTTATTAGCAAATACAAAGAACCTGGTGTGGACTACCGCACCGGTTTGGATAGTGTTGGCGGCTTCTCTCGATTCCAGTTTGGCCGCATGGATACCGGTGAAGAAAAGTCCAACTACCTCCGCACGGTGGTTGGCGACGGCGGTTATCGTGTTGATGCGCTTGGGCGGCACATTCTTACACAGGAAGGCCGCACTAAACTTGGTTTAGGTGAGGGTCGTGAGCTTGCGATTGATGAAGAAGGTTTCTCGTTTAACGATGTCAAAGAGTTTGCTGGCGCCACTGCACTGCCGATAATTGCCGGCACTGGAGCCGCGATTGCCGCTTCTGGTGTGGGTTTTGTACCAGGCATGTTGATCGTAGGCGCGGCCACGGCTGGGGGCAAATTACTTGATGAAGGGATTGAAGCTGCCGAAGGATTGCAAATGCAGTCCGCTGGTGAGATTGCGCGTGACGCGGCATATGAAGGCACCTTTGGTCTGTTGGGGGAGGGCATTGGTCGAGGCATTTCAAAGCTGTTTGGTCGTATCATTAAAGGCCCAGGCGGCGAGGCCAATGAAGCCTTACGCGCACAGGCTCGTGAAATAATCAATCAAGGCTATCGTCCTACGGTTGCTGGCGCCACAAGTGAAAGTTTCCGTCCTATTCTTAACCGCCTTCAAGCGGTGTATGAAGGCGTTTTTCCAAATCAAAAAGCAGCGACAGACAACCTTAATCAAGTGATCGCTGACTTGCGTGCTTTTGGAATTGTTGATGACACACAGATCAACAATCTTGACGAGATAATTAAACGCGACATTGATGAATTTTATAAAGGCGCAGATCAAAAATTAGCCGACGCTCAAATGCGGATGGATGATGCCGTCAAAGGCGAGATTGATCAGATCATGCGTAATTTAAAGGATGGCAAGACCATCCCCAGAGATCTGGATGAAATGATCCGTCGTCGTAAGGCTGTGTTCGATGAGGACGTTGACCGTCTGTACACCGTCGTAACGGAAAAACTACGCGGTCAAAAGATAATTCCCACTGCGGGTATAAAAGCAGAGTTAAAAAGGCTGAATCAAGAGAGCATTGCAGATATTGGCGCCACTAAATTTGCTTCACAGGTAGAGGCACTTGGAGATTTCGCTACTGCACAAGAGATTTCTAGAATTAGAACTGGTTTGACGGATGCATCACGCAACCCAGCTCTCCTTAATGATGTTAATGTAGGCGCTCTTGGTGCGTTGAAAGCATCTGTGAATCAGGCTTTTGATGAAGCTGAGATTGGACTCGCAATCACAAAGGGTCGAATGAATGCTGGTGAGGCAGGATTCAAAGAACTTGGCGAGGCTTTAAATCTTTTGAGTAGAACCAACAGGTTCTATCGAAATGGTGTCGGGCGGTTTGACAACATCGTTGTTCAAGATATTGTCAAACAAGCGCAAAGCGGCCAGATGAACATGCGGTTCATCTTTGACAAGATCATACAAGAGGACAATCCAGAGGCTTTTGATCAGCTTATGAAAGCCATTCGTGGCGTTCCGACTGGTCGAGCGTTGGGGGCAAAGACAGGAATTGTAGATCTTGATGAAGGCACTCGTATTCTAAAGACTCGTAAGATCGGCAACAGAACCGTCGAACAAGCCTTGAACGACGTACAAAAGCTACCGCCGGATGATCTAACTCGCAGACGAGTTGAAAAAATTGCAAGAGATCTGGAGGCGGAGGCCGCTGAACGTGCCACAATCCGTGGCACAGGGGCCGAACAAGCCGAGACTGTGCGTCAGGGTCTGTCTCGAATGTACATTCAAGAACAAGTTAAGCGTTCCTTGGTCATTGATCCAGCAACGGGGCAACAAGTTATTGACCCCATTAAGTTGGTTGCCAACATTCGCCAAAAAGGCACAACAGTGGACAAGATGCTGGGTGATGACCTCAAAGCCGTCAACGACATTTTGACGGTGCTTGAGCGAGGCAAGGCCAATCTTTCTCCAAGTGTCGTTCAACAGTTGCAGAGCAAACCGCTTGGTCAGGCTTTGCAAGATCTACAAGCGGCAGAGGCGCGGCGTGCAGCGGTAGACAGCAACGTAGTTATGCGGACTTTGGAGTCCACTACAGACCCAGAGGTTATTGCACAAACGGTATTCAGAAACCCCGCTTCAATTAGAGAAGCACAAAAGTTTCTTGGTAACAGAACCACCAACGTCAACGGCAGAGAAGTGCCTACCATGGAGTTGGTGCGAGACGCCGCCATGGGTAGAGTCTTGAAACAAATCGGCGCTACGGTGGATGAGGGCGGACAGATTCGGATGACGGATGATTTCATTGAATCATTTAAGTCAGGCCGTTTGGGCAATAAGTTACAATCTGTTCTCCGCTCTTACGGAGATGAAACACTGAACGCTATGTTCGGCAAAAATGCTGCCGAAGGTCTCAACACCATGGCAGAAAACATGGTGCGTGCTTCTAACGCCGCGATTGCTGGCAAGGGTGGTCTTGCCGCACCTAACATTGCGTTAGGTCTGGGAATCTTTCAACTTATGGGCAATCTGACTACGGCGCTTCCAACTGCGGTGTTATACGCGGGGATGTCAAAGGCTTTGCGTCAGCCGAAGGTGCTGCGAATGATGATGGCCTCTCGTCAGCCGAATAAGGTCAAAGACTTCTTATCCGGTAAGTTCAAGTCTAATGACCCGATTGCACAGGGTCTTCAAGTCTTTTGGCAAACTATGTCTGCGGCGACAGTTCAAGGCGGTAGAATGCTTGTAGAGCAAGGCGCAGAAGAGGCTAGACCCATCACAGAAGAAGCCAGACGACAACTTGCACCAACAGTTAATCAAACATTGCAAGCGGCTCAAGCGGCAATGTCTCAAGCACCACAGGTCGCGCCTGCCGCAACAGGCACGGCTGGACAAGTTTCACCAATCCTGCTGCCGGATCCTGCAACCCAAGCACTGGCGCAATCTCTTGGAAGGACTACTCCATGAACAAAGATCAGCTTCGTGAAGAGCTTGCAGAAGACGAAGGCTGCAAGTTTGAAATCTACTTAGATCACCTCGGCCTACCTACATACGGGATTGGACATCTCGTGGTGGAGGACGATCCAGAGTACGGCCAGCCTGTTGGTACGCCCGTCGATGAAGAGCGCGTGCGTCAGGTGTTCAACCTTGATATTGCTGTCACGTTGGACGAGTGTGAGGTTCTGTACCCAGACTTCTATGACTTGCCTGAAGAGTGCCAACTCATCATAGCAAACATGATGTTTAACATGGGGCGTCCGCGTTTAAGTGCTTTCAAAGGTATGAAGGCTGGTGTCGATGCACGGGACTGGAATCGTGCAGCTGACGAGATGGTAGACAGCCGCTGGTATGACCAAGTCACCAACCGCGCCAAGCGTTTGGTAGCGCGTATGAGAGCGTTGGCGGACTAGCCAACCTCTCCCCAGTTGTCGCC